GATTAATATTGCCCTGGATCTTAGAAATATCCTTCTGCATCCTAGATATATTCATACCTAGGTCTACATAGATAGATCCAGCTTTTGTGCCTGCAGCCATTATTTATTTTTTCCCTTTAGTAAAAAAGCCCCCTTGATCTTCGCTGATAAATCATCTGGAGAATCTTTAGGAGCTTCATTTTCTACCTGTAAAAAAGCCAACCATTTAGAATATTCTTTGCTATCCATAGAGGCAAGAAGTTGCCTCCTCGTCATTTTTAACTCTCTGGCGAGGTAGAATTGGAAGTACTCTCTTCCTCGCCTTCTAAATTTTTTACAAGATCATCTTCATCCGCTTGAGAAAGACCATTTAATTTTTGTGCAACCTTAAAAATCTTATCTAATGGTTTGGATCCTTTTTTACCAACAAGTTCTATTTCCTTATCTGTGAATAACCGTTCGCTATTTTCATCAACAAGGGTTCTTGCTATGAGTTTAGCTCTGAAATTTTCCCTTATTATGTTGGCCTTATTCCCTTTGATTTCATAAACCGAAGCCTCAAAAGCATCCCGTTCGCTACCGGTCATACACCTGACACGAACCGAGCCCCCCCATTCTTTGATTTCGATTTCCTCAAAGTCTAAATCTTCTGCCTTTAATATGTCTTCTTTTGTAAGCATTGCGCCCTCCTTAATATTTATCTTGTTGATTTTACCCAGTGTACTTCACTAGCAATTTCTAATGTGACAGACCCTTTAATTGCATCATCAACAGCAGCAGATAATGAAAAACCCGTTACATAGGCTTCAAAGAAGAGAAATGAGCCAGCAGTGGTACCATCTGTTAATTCAATCTCATAAAATCGTTTCGATCTTGCGGTTCTTTCATCTCTAAGCTCGCTATGTAAATCAGTTACAGTCGCACTGTAATTAATTTCAAATGTTAGTTGCCCCTCATCTCTTATACCTATTAATTTTTCCTTAGCTGTAGAGGCAAGATTGGTTACGTCAATTATAGCAGCAACTCCCGAAGGGCCACTAAAAGAAATAACCTGACCAATTGCATTCATCGTGTAGCCATTAAGATGATTAAAGGCTGAAGATGTATCTATTGTAGCGGTTTCAAAGATGCTAATCGCTGATGAATCTACCGTAGATGCCGTAAATATGCTCGTACATAAGGTCGAATTTGATTTAATCCTCATCCCAGCACTAAAATCAACACTGAGATCTGTGTTTGTGGTATTTATTCCCGTAGCATTAAATTCAAGCCCCGTATCAGATGCCGTGGCAATAGTGCCATCTGCCATTTTTATGACAACGCCCTGTGATTCTAAAGCCATAATATACCTCCACTATTACGTAGATACGTAACTTGCTCTACCAGTAATTTCGATTGTTACACTAAGCCCAATTTTATCATCAATGCCAGCACTTGGATTGAGTGTCGTTACAAACCCTTTTCCTTCGATATAATTATCGGTGGAAAGTTTTAATCTAAAACTTCCCTTCTTACGAGATTCTCTACTATCCCGTAAATTACCTTGATAGCCCGTACTCCCCAAATTAGAGGTTAGATTACATTCAAGAGTAATTTGCCCCTCATCGGGTAACCCCATCAATTTTTCTTTTGCTGTACTTAACAAATGAGTTATATCAATAACACCAGCACCACCCGAAGGCCCACTAATGCTATTAACTTCATCTACCGCACAAGTCGCAGCAGTGGAATGGGATGTTGCGGTACTCCAAAAAACCATTATGCCCTGTGATTCTAAAGCCATTTTATTTTCCTCCTATTATTGCTTCCTTTATTATTCTCTGTTCCAGAGGGAAAAATCCATACTAACCCTATAAACTTGAACTTCATCCTCATAGAGATCCTGATCTGAAATTAAATTCGATGCAAAGGCAGTCGCCCCATCAACAACTTGCCTCATCTTATTTCCTAAATCCTTCACGGTCTCAAAAGATGTTGCCCAACAATCTATTTGCATTTTTGCATTTTCTAATGTACTATAACCACTTAGAGAGTATACCCTGTCCGCACTGATCCTCTGATAAGTCACGGCTGGGAAGGCTGCAACCGTACCTTGAGGGAGCAGGACAGGGTATATTCTATTACTTGTATGTGCCGTTATCAAAACGCTTGTGCTTAAATGTTTATATAATTTATTGTATAGGCTCATTTCGCTAACTTCGCCGCTTCCCTTTCAATACCAATTCCTACCTTTATTCTCATCTTGTCTATCGCTTCTTTTTCTTTACTACTAAGTGCCGGCCTTAACCAGGGTTTAGCCGCAACATGACGAGATCCTTTGCTTACTTTTCTTGCTGCCCGCCATGCCTTCCATGTCCCCCCTTTTTCACCTTTAGGCCCTACAGCTATGAAGCCTCTTTCAATAAATTTTCCATAAAAAGCCTCACCACACCCGACTTCATAAATCGGAAACCAGGGTCTTGACTTTGCTTTGTTGTATGCAGTTTTTATTTTCTTGGCTAAATTTCCTGTTCTCTTGAATTTTCTTGCGTTCTTTCTCGCTTCCTTCCGTATTACAGCCGCACCAGCACTGACGGATTGTTTTAAAACTTTTTTCTGTGCTCTTATGGGTAATTGTTTGAGAGCATAATCAAGCTCTTTCATTCCCTTAAGATCAACCGTTCCATATTCAGATTGTATCATTCGGTTAATTCACCTAATATTTTTATATCAATGTTCGCATCATTTACATTTTCAATTGCCTTGATATTGTAATTTTTAGACTTGTAAACCACTCTATCATCAGGTCCTATTGCGGAAGTGAAAGAAGAAAATCTAACCGTAAAAACCCGACCTGTCCGCTCAAGCCTCTTTCCCATTGACCCCAAAAATGATTCATCTCCCCTGATATATTCCACATTAGCCCAAAGGTTTGATGCCGATGTTGTCCATGTGGATTGAAGCTCACCACTTATCGTACTTCGGGTTGTGTTATAATTATGGATATCTATTTTTTTGTTATATCTGCCCGCTCTCATGGCTTATAATTATATACGGGTCGAGTAATCCATCTACAAAATCACGCCTTAAATATCTTAATGATTCATCGGCAATAACAGGTTCTCTGAATTGATACATTCCGTTTACTCTCATTTTTATCCAGTTTTTAATTGCCTCTGGAGTAGTTACATTTGAACTTACTGAACTAATGGCATACCCACTTTTATAGGTAATTCTAACAGCGTTTTTTTCAAGTCTTACAGTAGGCCACACGGAATCATAGGCAAGAATAATTCGCCCCGGTTCTCTATTGCTATCAACGACATAAAGACAAGAAGCGAGGCTACTTTTCACACAGGTAGATGTACCGCCCGTTGTGTTTGTATATTCAATTAAAACATTAGATGCTGCTGTTGAAAGTGGTGCTCTCGGTAATTCAATAATTGATTGAAAATTATCCAGAACCAGCTTTCTCGTCTTCTCCATAAAATCACGCTTAGTCAAATTCTCGCCATAGGAAACAGCAACTTTCGTATAAGATTCCAACAGCCTATCTTCCCTCGTAGAATCTATCCTGCAAAATTCCCTGACTTCCCCAACGGAAACAGGCTCGCCCGTTGCATCTGTGACTACACTTAAACTTTCCATATTAACTCGCTATTGCGGATGTAATTGAGTTTTCAATTTCAATCTTAATATCTGTGGACTTATGTATTGCTCCCGAAGCCAAAACAACTCTTATTTCCCCGATATATCTACCCGCTGTCTGATTTGTATTTGTGGCATCTAATGTAACTTTGACCTCTCCTGTGGCAGCACTCGTTATATCAAAATCAGCATTAATTTTTTGTATTACCACCTTGTTGTGTGGCTTATCCCTTGCCACATCGAAAGCCAAACTGGAGCCCGTTAAATCAACCCTATTACCTGAGCTATCTGTCAGGGTAAATTTAATTGTTTTTTCTTCATCCTGTTTAAATCTCACGAGATATCAACCTCATATTTTTCTATAATATCTGCATCGATCCTATGGTTTTCAATCAATTTAGCAACAACATTTATTACCCTATGAGGCATCGTGGTAAGCATTCTCAATAGAAAATACTTAGAGTTCCAATAATTCTGTTGAAAATAATGACGATGTTCTAAATAATATTGTTCAATTGCCATTATGAAGCATCCAATGTCATAGTTTCTCTATTGCCCTTAGTAGATACATTGGCCACAATCCTGTTTTTGGTATCAGCTATATCCCTGAAATTTAATGTTGTCGTATCACCACCAGATGATTTGCCAAATAGAACGGCACCACTCAGACGGAGATAATCTCTGAGCTTGTAATCTCCTTCATAAGTGCTATCCATTAAAGCAGTACTGCTTATAGTAGATAGTGATAATTTAATGGCAGATGTTTCCCCGTGTATTAAAGTAGTCTCTGCCTTTATTGCACTCGCTATGTCCTTGATTGCGGACACTTCTGCATGTACCGAAGCTAATTCACCAACTAAGGCTGAGGTCTCTGCATGCACCGAACTCAATATCGGTTTCATCGCTGTAGTATCTGCCTGCAATTCTTCTATACGACTTGATATTGATGCCATAGGCCCAACCAAACCCGACGTCTCCGTATGTATGCTTGATAGAATTGGCTTCATAGCCGTTGTATCAGCCTGTAAACTTTCAACTCTTGTAGATATGGAAGCAATGGGACCGATAAGCCCCGATGTCTCGGTATGAACCGAACTTAAAA